GTTGAAGCCCTCGGGTATGTAGAAGGAGAATTTAGCTTTCCGCTAATGACTCCTCAAGAAGAAAGATTGTCGTTGGAGAATCATCTCAAGATTTTTGGAGAAGCGGTGAAGACAGTAACTTTGCCCCCCACAGAACTTGAGAAAGAGAGGTGTGCTAACATCGTCGCACAGATGATGGAAGTTAACGCCTTTGTTCCTGATGAAGACTACGATCAACCTTCCGGCATTCTAAATGTTATCCACTCATCGATCATTGGCTCCGAGAAATCCTCGGGTTACCCATATGTCGAGCAAGGACTCCCAACTAACGGCCAAGTGTTGGCTAAGTTTGGTGAGAAGGGGTTTGCTCAGCACGTGATTAATGAGTGGTACAACACGTACGTTCTCAAAATCTTCGGAAAAGGAGAGCCCACCAAGAAGAAGAAGATTCAACTTGGCCGGCCGAGAATTGTCGTGGGAATGCCGCTACATGCCACTGTCAAACACGCTTCTGTCCTGAAGAACTTTATGTTCTCGTTGGTAAAGAATTGGAAGAAGTCACCCGTCAAGTACGCGTTTTCACCAGCTAACCCTGGTCACTTAGAGCACCTGAAAGAAGTGCTCAGTGGCGAGGTGTGCGAGAGTGATAAAGAGACGTTTGACTTCGTCTTTCAAGAATGGTTCGCGGATGTCGATGTTCGCGTCGTCAATAAGCTAGCTCTGCGCCATCCAAATTGGTCGCAGGAGCAGTTTACCAAATACAAGGATGATGTTCGGTTGTGCTTTGAGCAGGTTTTCACCAACTCAGTCTACCGGACGTCCGACGGCACCCAGTATGTTATGAAACAGAAGGGGATTATGAAGAGTGGATGGTGGGGAACAATTGGTTTCAACTCCATCTCACAAGTAGTGATTCACGTTATGGTCATGATGCGTCTGGGTTACTCCGATGATGATATCATCGCGATGCCGATTGTTGCTGGAGGTGACGACGTAAACCAAGATCTACAGGGCGTAGATAAAGAACGATATACCGCCGAAGCTCAGAAATTAGGTGTGAAGACTGAGATCCATGTCCGTGAGGACTTGGAACATTCCGAGTATTTCAGCAGCGACATCCGTCGTGGTAAAGACGGGTTGGAGTTCCACCCGAAGAGGTGGACTAAGCACATTGAGCATCTGAAAACAGTCAAGAAGGAGTTCTTGGCCGATGCTTTGTGCTCACACATGGAAAACTATCGCCACAATGAGGCGAAGTTTATGCTGTTTGAAAACATGTACCACAAGATGAAGAGTTCTGATCCCGGATTATTTCCAGTGAACAAGCTTAAGAGCCGTGATTTCCTGCTGGCAAAGCAGTACGGTTACGAGCATGCTCTCTGGGCGTAAGTCCGTTATACGACCGACCATGTCGTTAAACTGGCCCCCGTTTCCGGGCGGGGTCTGTGGTGGTGGTGGCGAAAATAAAACGAAAAATAATAAATTGCCACACTATGGAGCAGTTTTCAGGAAACTACACCGGACCGTATTGGTCTGATGGGAAACTTCAAACGTCCGTCGAGTTCGGCTCGGCGGACCCACAGTCTGAACTGGATAAATTGTCCAGACTGCACGATTCGGCGTACGCGCATTACGCGGATCGTGGTCACCGCGAAGCGGCTGACGAAATCTATGCGAGAGATGCAAAAGTCCTCGCCGGGAAATTTCCCGAGCTAGCAGGCAGCATCGTCCTTCATGGTAATTACGGAGCGCGGCAAGCAAAGCAGCTTGCCTCCGACTTCGGTTCCATGGGCCCGTTTGGATTAGTCAAGTTCGCGGCGAACAATGTTCTGAATGCTAATAAAATGATTAAAGGTACATATCTTAAAAATGAGAAGGCTGACGTCGAGAGATTTTTCTCCACCGACCCACGCAAGGGAGCATCAGCCGTAACGATAAACAAGCCCACAAGTAAACTAACCCCATTTGAAGAAGCGCAACAGCTCGCGCGGGAGGAAAAGCGGAACACAGGTAAACCCCTGCCCGCTGACCCCGCGGAGGCAGCACAAGTTGTAAAAGGCGCCAAAGACTTTGGTTCTAAGGTTGCCTCAGTATTTAATAAGGTTAAGGAGAAAGTGCAGAGCAAGTTGAACTCTAACTCGGTAGTACCCGAAACACAACAGCAAAAGAACGAGCGTCTGATTCAGAAGCAGGCTCAAAACTTTGAAAATTACCAACAAACTTACATGCGTGCTCAACAGTCTTCAACAAAACGTAGAAAATATAAAAAGAAGAAACATAATCTTCAGAAGGCTATTAGAGTTTTACCAGCGCATTGCATACACTAATTCGGATTTGCATTTGGAGGAGGTTGGCGAAAATTTAACAAAAACAATAAAAACGACGCGAATTATCAGTTTAATCAAACGATGGCTCGCACAAAGACACGAAAGACACCAAAACGCGGGAAGAGCCGTGCTATCAGTAGCCCAGGAAGCTTTGGCCCAGTGTCGCAGATCAACACAGCACCAGTTTCAGTTGGCAACTCAATCCGTGGTTCAAAACCACGAGTTAGCCAAACTACTGATGGCGCTCGTGTTGTTGGGCGCGATTTTGCATTCGCTTTATCGAGCTCCGCAGCTGCCGTCACAAACTTCGAACTAATCGGTGGTATGCCAATTACTCCATGTTGCTTACCCAGCAGCGTGTTGAGGAACTACTGCCAGATGTTCCAGAAGTTTAAGGTTCATAGAATTGTAGTTCACTACATTACGAGCTCACCAACATCGCAAGCGGGCGACATCCTGTTTTATTACGAACGAGATGGAAACGCCCCGATGTGTGATTACTCGAATTCTAGCTTCCTTCCTTTCGTCCTCTCTGACCACAACACGGTCATCGGCCCTCAATGGACTAACCACAGTATGCTCATCCAACCTACACCGGAATGGAAGACTACTTTGTATGGTAACCAACAGGACCTAAATGAAGACAAACAAGGAACTCTCTTCATGTTCTCGAAGACCAACGCAGCAAATTCACCAGGATATGTCCTAATAGACTATGACATCAGTTTTAAAGAACTGGCAGTCAATCCGCGCGCGGGCACTTTGCCGATTGCGCGCGCTCAATCACAATTCCTGTGTCTTGGCACAGCGGCTTCGTTAACGCAAGGATCAGCACCAGCATTCTCGTGGAACTCAGGTGATACGATTGCTGACGTTGTCAGCGTGCCCCCAACAGGAGCTACGCGTGGAGATATTTACAAGGTTGTCGTGCAGGCTACGGCCTCACAACTTGTCAATCCCACTTGGACAGGAACTCCAGCTATTACGCTGGCTACATTCCTGCAGTACAATGACGACTCAACTATCTCGCTTGATGATGGTTTCACTTGCTACATGAGGCTCAACACCTCTACACTTACGCTCTACGCAACTTTGGAAGGTGCGGTTACTGGTACGAACGCTCTTGAAGCGCAGACTACCTCCACTACACCAACCATTTATTTGTGTATTGAAGCGCAATTTGTACGCAACGTCTCGTCTCTGACGCAGTCATCCTACTGATCGTAGTCCCAACCCCTCATACATTCTTTCATATTTCATATATTGTCAAATGCATAGGTCATTGTTATGACCACAAGTTTATCAGAACTTTAAACTGTTTAG